TCTTGGTCGGTAATTTGTGTTGATACCGATGTGTATGATAGTCCTTTAGATACGACAGTTGAGAATGTTGCCACCTGTTTACCATCAATTGTTGATACACCACTTAGTGAGATACTTTGATTAGTTGATAATGCCATGTTTATCTTCCTCCTATTTGCTTTGTTCTGATAGAATAACTTTGTATGATGCTACTTCTACTTCTAATTGATTAACACGAGTTAAACGGTTAGATGCCAGCTCTTGTAGAATTTTATTATTACGTTGTTCCGCTTCTAATTGACTTTTTAATACTTCAACTTCACTTTGTTCAGTCTTATTACTTTTCACTGATTTGTCCTCCTAAATTTTCAATCAACTTGTTTCCAATAATCTTTGTTAAATCAAAAAAATTAGTTTTTAAGAAGTCTTCTTCACTCATCAAAACGAAGCCTTCTGTATGTGTTCCATCTGGAAAAGAACCTGTGTACCCGATTTTTCGTTTAGTTGAACCATTCCCTAAATCATCACTATTAGTAAGAGTGATTGTTGTTATCTGTAAGCTATTCATTGATTTTTCCCTCCAATTTACTTAATCTTAATTCGTACTCATTAACTTTATTATTTAGTCTTCTAATCACTGATAAAAGTGGAATCCATGCTCTATCATATTGAATACCCTCTATTTCATGGTTTTTACCATAACTGATGAACATATCTAAACCAGCGTCTCTTAATTGTTCGGCGATAAGCCCGTAATATGCACCAATCGAAGATTTTTCTCTCTCTTTTCCTGTACTTAGTTGCTCTGCATAAGAATCTACAGCTCGTTTATCGTTCCATGTCGCCAAATGAACGTTTAAAAGTCTATCTCCTAAAGTATCTTCAACATCCGGATTCTTAATATTATATTTGTACTTTGAAGCAGAAGTTGATCTCACGATATGACCATTTTGGGTGATATGAATATTTGGTGAACCACTATTAGGCGAATTATAAATAAAATCACTCCATACAGATTCATACCCACCAGATAATATACCAACCTTAAATCCGTAATCATTGCCTTTATTGCCAATCTGTAATAGACCTTGTCCATCATTTGGCCCAATATATTTAGCAAACATGCTTGCCGACTGAACTTGTGAAGTTTGTAAAATATTACCTAAATAACTGGCCGTACCATTCCCTGATTTGTAGTAATAACCTGTCGGATCTATATAGGTACGTTCTGCAATATCAGTGTCATTTTGTTTGTATAGATCCATTTTGATATAACCGGGAGCTACTTCTGTCCATTGATCATTATCAAGTCCGGCTTGGAAGACGTAGTTATCATTCATACCTCCCCATTGACCACTAACGTATGTTTGCATGTTACCCTTTGATTGAAGTACACCGTGATCAAACGTTAGCGTTCCTTTACTCTTCTTTGGTAAGAACCACGAAGTATCTTGCGTGTAATCGTAGTCTTCGGTGAATGTTCCGTTCATACCTAAGTCAAGTTTTGGAGTAGTCAACGTACTAGTGTTCAAGTTAACCGATGTTAACGTTTTAGTATTAATACCGTTAGCAATTAAGTCGTCAACGTTAATTTGGTTAGCCGTAATACTGTTTTCAACTAATTTATTACCATTAAGACTATTAATTTTAGCGTCATCAATACTTGCGTTCGCAATTTTAGCATTATTAATCGCCCCATCTGCAATCTGTGCTGTATTGATAGCTGCATTGGCAATCTTAGCTGTACCAATAGTTCCATTTTGAATACTTGTGTCACCATTAAAAACGATTTTATTGGCGTCTAATAAAATCGTATTGCTGTTCATATTGAATGTTGCTGTAGAACCATCAGCATTCTTGACGCCTAAATGAATATTATCAATAGAAGTTGTGATATCTGATTGACTTACAACATCTGGTTGATATTGTCCAATCTTTGGTCCAAAAACAATCATTGGTTGGGCAATCATACCATGAACTTTTGGACCATAAGCTTGGAAATGAATAGCCACTGTTTGCGCACCACTTGGCACAGGAACATTTTCAGCTTTAACTTCTGTCCAAACCATCTTTTTAGTATAGTTGATAAACATATCTTTCCAGCCAGAAATGCGTTTACCATTTTTATCAAAATAAGCTATGGTAGCTCCTAATATTGCCGTAGTATCAGAATCATCGTACATTTTAATCATTGTACTTGCTGAATAGGTATTATCTTCTCTAATCTCTACCGATGGTAATGTGTAGAGCTTTGATTGTCCGAATTGCGTCCATGTGGTTGCTCCTTTCCCAGAAACATTAACACCAAGCCCTGGTGAGCCATTGTAAGAATCAGCAGGAGCTGTAGACAAATAACCAACCTTATTAAACATATTCCAGCCTTCGGCATTATTGGCATAACTTGAGTTATAAACTAAATTCTTTTGTCCACCAGTAGTGTTCAAAATTTGTACTGCGCTAGCAGTTTGATTGATTTGTGTAGTTAAATTACTAACTTTATTTGTTACGTCACTTTGAACACCTTGAATAGCTACTGTGATTTGCGAGGTTACATCGGTGGAGTCAGCTTTCAGCTTAATTGCATTATTTAACTGGTCAATTTCTGTACTTGCATCATCAATCGTTTTGATAACGTTTTGAATTCCCGTTGTATACTCATTGTGATATTGTTCTGTGGTATTGCTTAGTTTAGTAACATCTTGTTTAACTAAGTTAGCGGTGCTTAATGCTTCATCAATATCTGGTAAATGGGCCTCAAGTTGGTCAATACTGGATTGAGCTTTATGTTGAGCAGTAGTTGCGTCTGCTTTCGCTTTGGTGGCGTCTGTTTTTGCTTGTTCAGCTGATGCTTTAGCTTCTTCACCAGCTTCTTGTGCTTTCTCGCCGACTTTCTTTGCATCATCTCCAGCTTTTTTAGCATCATCTGCTACTTGTTGAACCATATTAACAAAGGTTTTAGAGGAGTTCTTATCTGCCGTAGCAAACGCTGTAAATACGCTATCCAAAGCGTCTCTGTTTACAGTTGAAGTTCTATTCATTTCTTTGAACAACGGGGTTACAAAATTCGTTAAATTGCTCAAAGCAGAATCTAACTCAGCGGTTGGTATACCAGCAGATTGTAATTGTGATACGTCAATTGCATAGAGCTTTGAATCTTTATCATATTCCTGCTTTAATTTTAGCTTTTCGCTAGGGGTAAGCTTGTTATCACTATTAATGTCGTTTACGTTGCCCACTGCTTCATTAGCGGTATCTTGAGCGTTTTGACCGATAAGAGTGCTATCGTCAATACTTATACTGCCTTGTCCAATCGAACTCATGCTACGTTTTCCTCCTCTCCGCCAGTGTCTTTATCAATGTAGTTCTTCTTGTCACCACTATCATCACGTGCATTTAAACGAGTTTTAAAGAGTGTTCTGTGCAAGTAAGTGGTATCATGCTCCGTTGCCAACATACCAAAGCCTTGTAGTACATAGGCACCTTCTTTATCGTGGTAGTAACCAATTGTTTCAGGTTCAAAATAGTTTTCCGCCCATTTATCCCCAAACGTTTCAATCAAGTTCTCACGACGAAAAACTTCCGATTCCGTAACAACATTAATACAACTTAGAATTCTAGGATCTTTCTTGTTTGCATCCCCCGAATTAATAAACATATAAGGGAAGTGAATATCATTAGATTGCATGGTGTTAAAGTTAGGATCAGTGTTGGCAACAGGATTGAATCCAAATTGTTGGATTTTAAAACTATAAATAGGGTTCCATTTACCAGCAAGCAAGTCATCAACTTTCAGTACTTCTACCGGTCCGCCAGCCATTACAGATAAAACCCAGCCTTGTTCGAAATCACAGGCAATCCGTCTAAACCAATGACCATCTATTGAGGGAATTTTAGCAATAACCTCTACTCCGTTACCTTGGCTTACAACCGCATTAGGTACCCATTTAAACCTACCTAAGGAAATATTGCCACCTGCCGTATTGGTCGATAAAGTCCATATCTCTGGCACACCATCGACTAAATGCGCTCCAAAACTACTACCATGTCCACCACCCTGTACGATCATAGAATCAACGTAAGTTCCATCTAACTTAAAGCGGTGGTATTTAGTATCATCTGCATTAGAACGGTTGCCTTGGCCTTTTGTGCCTTCTGTATACGCAACTGAAGTAACTAGCATTTGGTTAGCTTCATCGTACCATTGGTACTGGAATGCACCTGCAATGGGGTCACCCCAATGATCTTTTGGTAAATCTACCCGTTTTTTGTCGAAAAAAAGAGAATTATCAATACTGATTGATAACTCTGCTTCGGTTTTTAAATAGTCCCCTTCAATGGTGCAGGTAATATTACCTACGTCGCCATCATCAAGAGTTACTTGATAACCATCATCTTTATGTTTTTCTTCCCAAACTAAGTCATGAACACCAGTTACAGTATTAGTTTTAGACCAAATAAAAGCTGATTGACTCAGGTAACTAGTTAAATTAGTACCGTCTACAAACACTCTAGCAATGATTGTTTTGCTGTTATCTTCCTTGCTCCAGCTCTTTCCAGTTGGTGTAATTAATTGCACAGATGCCGTCTTTGTACCATTGCGTAGATCATTGATTAAATCTCTAACCTTGTTATTAATATCATTCTGTATTTGTCGAATGATACTAGGAGTTACAACCTGTAAAGTTACAAACTCACCTACGATAACTTTATTTTGGTTAGGGTCAGCCTGTGAAATTGTTCGCTGAATTACACGGCTTTTCACACCTGCTTCTGGTACCATTTCTGGATCTAAAATTCGAATTGTATCGCCTAATCCAGCCTTGAAATTATTACCTAAAGTAATTTCATAGTTAATGCGTGGGTGATTAAACTTTGGCAGAACTTGAGTTTTAGCCCAATCCTTTAAAGAACTCAAATTACCGATAGTGCTCGATTGTACCGTACCTTCTAGGAATTTAGCACCATCAATATTTAAAATGCCAGATGAATATAAATTATTAGCTTTTTCATCTTCTATATATCCTTTTCCGCCGTTTACGGATTCAATCCCTGTTCCGTTAACATTGTAAGGATATAAACGAGTGATTAAATTTGCATCCGTGGTTTTGCGCTTCATATCAATTAGGTCATCACCAAAACGAACTGTACGGCCTTCGTCAACGCCTAATTCATTAACGAAGTCGATTCTTTTTTCAATAATTTGACCAGCACTATTAAAAAGTACATAAGCGTCAATCTCACAATTGAAAGCCTTACAGATTTTTTGCAATTGCGATTGAGCATTATCCATACCACTAATCGCAATACCTAAAGCGTCTCCCGAATAATTAATTTCACCTGGTACCCAGCCTGTTCCTTCTAAAAGCGCTCCTACAACTTGCTTTAAATAAACATCTCCAGCACCATTATCCCAACCCGGATCGTTATTATTCCATGCTTTGGTTTTTGTATGAAGCATGTCCCAAATAGATAGGTTGATACCAATAGCACTCTTGTAATGAACGCCACTTGATGTAAACCCATCATCAATATCAGTTATTCTCATAACATACCAACGATTGTTAGTTGGGTCTTGATAAGCAAGAGAGCTCCCAATAACTATTTTATCTGTGTCTGGGTACCCATAAGGAATACTAATAGAATTTAGAGTATGGTTCCAATTCTTTTGGTTAGTTTGACTTGCACCAACGTTGTAACTAACGGGCACATCTGAAGGCGTGATATCGGCATCTTGGTCGGCAATTTGAACACTTACCTCGTCACCCCAGAAAGGGGTTCCACCCTCATTAGAAAGTGAACCAACTCTTTCAAGGTTTCTATCTAAAATAACATACAACTAAAAGTCCTCCTTTCTATAAATAAGTTGGTCGATAGGTCATTTCAATATCAACTTCCTTTGGATCTAAATTAAAACCAATAACTTCGGATTGACCGCCCCAAAGTGAGGGATATGTTGAGCCTAATGAGACCCTTTTTTCTAGAGAATCAACTGACCCGCCATGAATTAAAGAGGTCTCGTTACGTTCACAATCAATAATAACGGTATCACCCGCATGGACTACGGGGTGAGGTTCGTTTCCGTTACCATTATCTAGTATTTCTTTTACAAAATAGCTTGTAATAGAATTCCAACCATAATTGTATTCTTTATTGACTTTACCGGTCTGAGGATTGAGTTTATCTTCGGTGATATTGGTTTTATTTGCGTGCCATGCAATTGTAGCAAAATCAAAATCTTGGTCTTTTTTTAGATTGATAACCCTGTTATTAAAAATATAACTACCTTTTTTACCGTTTTTGCCATTACATTTCCACAAAGTTACCCATACTTTTAAACCAATTTTTCTAATTCTGCATTGGATATATCCATTATTAAAAAAGGACGTATTATTAAAGTTTCCAATATTTACTTTAGTTTGGTAGTAACTAACACTCGTTTTGGCTTTGCCTTTACCACCTTTAGTTCTCTTGGTATAAGTCTTGCCTTTCTTTACAATCGTTACACGGCTATTGTAGTTTTTCCCATCGTGCCAGTCTTTGTAGCCTTTATATACTTGAATAGAATTACCTTCAGGTCCGATATGAATTTCCCCACGGGTTGCTCTTCCCTGTAAAGCATCTTGCATTAATACTTTAAAAACACATTTTCCATTTGAATCAATTCCATATACCCCATTGCCTGAAATGGCACGGCTGTAATTCTTTATATGGTTAATTCTGAAATCTGTTTCAAAGTTTTTAACTGCCCTTGGCAACCCTTGGTGCATAATCAATGGACCATACATTTTTCCATCTGTATGTTTTAGAGGGTCACCATAATCGTACATGACACTTGTATTATTAGGTGAACGTTTTACAGAAATAGAATTTTCATTACTCATTACAGAGCCATCAATCACCCCATTAATTTTGAAGTTAATCTGTGAGGTGTCTGCAATGTTTGTCCAGGTCGTAAGACCGTTACAAGGGTCGCTAACCAACACGGGTTCTTTATCAACAACTGTGTTTCCTTCTTCGTCAGCTACCCGATCATAACCAACATCAACGTATTTAGTAGGGTCTGAACCATAGGCAACACCAATTTCTTCCATGTCCTTTTTTGGAGTAATCCTAAAAACTGGATAGATTTCTCCAGTTCCCTCTGGAGTATATTCGAACATGCTATCCGTAATTCTAACGGTGACTGGGTCTTTATAACCTTTGGGATCATCCGCAGTAAAAGTTAGAGTTAATTGTGAATCATTGGTTCCAACTGAAATTTGTGTAGCTTCTGGTAAAGAAGTAAACGTTCCATAATAAGTTACGTCTGGCATAGTCCCAAAACGCATCGGAAACGAAACACCTTGTTCTGCTCTGCGTGTAAATGCTCGTGTGATGTTAATTAGTGTTTCCATGTGTTCTTCATTAGATGAAGTTTGGAATGAAACTGGAATTTGCCAAGTCTTCGCACCATAAGCGTTGCCTTGTGGTACTTCTCCATAACGTCCAGGAACTGATTGGGAGCTATGAGTTATCGTAGTTCCAGTTGGCCAGTTAATATGACCAACAACCAACCCTAAATCTTCATAAGCTCTGATTCCATCAAATTCAAATGAATGTTTTGCTAAAGGCAATTCTTCTGCCATATTAAATCAGCCCCTTTCCTAAGTTTCTTAGATAATTTACTTTGTCCGCTTCTCTCTTATTAGCGTCGTGAATACTCTGGTCAGTAAGTGCGGTATTGTAGACAGCCTGAACAACTTCACCAAGTTTACCAATGGTATCTTTTAATAGTGCTTTAATTTCTTCTAACTCATGTGAACCTGTTGAGTAGTTATCTCCGTTTGCTATCCTATCTGGATTGCTTTTAGCCATGTGAACAACGGTTTCGCCTAGTAACTGGTTAGCTCTATCAGAACGTGTCATAGATAGTGGAATAGCCATTTCAGGGCCTGCTTCACCAAAGATAGATGGAGTATTAGCAATTCCACCATTAGCATATAATTTATGACCAGTTGGACCCCAACCACGAGTAACTCCATATGGAGCTAAATCACTTCGCCAATTACTATCACGGATAACAGCTATAATTTGATCAAGTGCTGAATGAATGTTCTTGTGACCAGCTTTAGCCCATGCGTTCCATGTGCCCTTTTTATACTGGAATAATCCAATAGGCAATCCTGTACCATCATGGTCATTATAACCACCACCAGTAGCAGGATTAACACCAGATTCAACATGTGCTTGCCAATACAGCCTCTTAATATCATTAGCCGATAGTTTAACCCCGGCAATGTTAGCAGCTTGATGAGCAATACTAGTAAAATTGCTCATACTCATATGCCCAGAAGGAGAATTACCGCTTCCACCATCGTCGCCAAACATGCTGGCAATCTTACTAATAACCTTCCAGAATCCACCGCCAACTTGCTTCTTAATCATCTTTTGAAGCTTACCATCACTGCTTGAGCTGGAATCACTTTTAGCGTCTGATCCTTTATCTTTACCATGCTGTTTAGTAATATCCAGCCAGCCTGCAGTGCTATATCCACTTCGGTTCCAGACCGAACCACCTTTAGTTAAACCAACGTGTAAGTGAGGCCCAGTTCCTAATCCAGAACGTCCTAGAACACCCAGGGTATCACCAGTCTTAACATGCTGCCCTTGATGAACCTTAACATCTTTTGCGTTACCAAATTCTTGATAAATAATTTCTTTACCAGTTGAATCACGAGTAACAATGTTATATCCAACGTCTCCCCATCCAGATGGAGGATTGCCTACACGGATAACCGTACCACCGTGCATAGCATGGAATGCAGTTCCTACACTTGCAGAGAAATCATTACCATCGTGAACACGACCACCACCACGGGAGGAGCCAAAACTATCAGTGTGTGACCAGCCACTACCTGGTGATTGCCAACCTCCACCGTATGAACCACTACCATCTCCGCTTAAGCTGACCATATCCCATAATGTAGACCACCATTTTCCAGCTTGTTTCTTAACAAAATCGAAACCGCCTTTAGCTATTGTTGGAAAGAACCCTTTTGTATTACCTTTAGAGAAAGGCATTAAGTTTTCTAATGCTTTGCCTGGGTTAGATATAATCTTAGTTCCTACATCAAATAGTCCTTTTAAGCCACTAGTAATCTTTTTAAAGACGCTCTTAGCTCCGTTAATAATTCCTCCAAAGAAATCTCCAATTCCACCACCAGCAAAGTGTGTGATTCCTAACATCGGAGCCAGCTTAGCTGAATCAGTAGCATTGGCAACCTCATCACCAGGGAACAGCGTAGTTTCGGCGTTCTTTTCCTTAGAATACTCAACAGTCCCAGTTGCTTTTCTAAAGATAAGTTCCGGATTACTTGCACCAACTTCATCATTTACGATCGCAGGTGTAATTGAATTAATAGCACGTCTAAAGTTAGAACTCCCAAGAGAACCAGTACCAGTTGCAAAGTGAACATGACCAATTGGTTTAATGGTTTGTTTTGAACCACCAAACTTATTAATTACCCAGTTAACGCCACCGATTCCTTTATTAATGATATCAATTACATCATTCATACCATTGGAAGCCATCTTCTTCATTGAATTCCATAAACCACTAAAGATATTCTTGACACCTTTAACAATTCCATTCCAACTAGATTTAAATTTATTGCCAAAGCTTCCTAGCGCGTTCATAGTTCCAGAAGTCCAGCCATTAAAAGTCCTACTTAAGCTTCTAGTTGTTCCACTAAAGAAATCATGAACACCATTCCACATACCATTCCAGCTTTTATTGAACCAATTCTTAAAACCAGTCCATGTTTTGGATATTGCAGTAGTCCAAGATCTGAACTTATTATGAATGCTATTGAAAACGTTAGAGAAGAGTCTCTTAACTGAGTTCCACGCATGGCTCCAGTTTTTATTGAACCAGTTTTCAAATCCATGCCATGTTTTTGATGTTGCTCCGGTCCAAGACTTAAACTTATTATGAATGCCATTAAAAATATTAGAGAAGAATTTATTAACTGATTTCCACGTATTATTCCAGGACTTTTTAAAAGACTTTCCAAATGATGAAAAACTTTTTCTTATATTGCTAAAGAACTTTTTAATTCTCTCAAGAGCCTTTTTAGCGAAATTAGAAATAGCCTTTGCAATACCGTTAATAAATTTTCTAAATTTCTTATTGTGCTTATATAATTCATAAAAGGCAGCCCCTAAAGCTACAACTGCAGTGACTGCTATTCCGATAGGATTAGCTTTTAAAACTAAATTAAAAGCTTTTTGAGCTAATGTTAACGTTCCTTCTGCTTTTGCTGCATCTCGGTTGGCTTTACTAAATTGCTTCAGAAAATTAACACTTCTTCCTATTCCTGACGTAAATCCCACTATTTTTTTGGCAATAAAAACACCTGCCAAAACTTTACCAAGTGCTTGTAATCCTGATTTATGTTTTGAAAGTTCACCTAATGCTCCAGACAATCCTTTAACTTTTTTACTATGCCCAACCATACTTGCTAAGGGTTTAACTACTGCACTTAAACCACTAATTAACCCCTTAAAGAATCCACTACCGATAGTTCCAATAATCTTAATTGAACTCCATAAGCCTTTAAAGAAGCCAACAATTTGTTTAGAATGCTTAGCAATTACATCAGAAACAGATTTAATGCTTTTTGCTAATCCATCCATAAACTTGTTCATAGCTTTCGGGCCATTTTTAATATCAAGAGCTTTAGTTAAAGCTGTAGTAATTGTTTGGAATCCTTTTGAAGCAGCTTTACCAACTTCAGTAAATTTCTTTTCAGTTTTAGGATCAGAAACCCATTTAGAAACTGCTTCAAAAATTGGACTTTGCATTGTTGTAAATGGTTTAGCTAAGTCACCAGATAATGCGCCAAATCTTGCTTTAATTGAACGTTCAGCACCAGCAGCAGTTTTCATCATGTTTTCGCTGGCATCCTTGTACTTTTTACCAAGTCCGTTCATAACAGCTTCGGCATCTTTAGCACTGATTTTTCCAGCTGACATCTGATCACGTAGTTCGGACATGTTCAACGAATTGTTGTGTTGCATTTTACGCTCGTAGTCTAAAAGTCTTTCTCCAAACATCGGCAATTGGTCAGAAATCATATTGAAATCGCCCAGCTGCATTTTGGAAGAACTCATCATGTGGGTAAAGTTAAGTCCTAGCCGTTGCGTGTTCTCTGCACTTAATCCTAATGTATCAGCCATAGTTAGAACTGATTTAGTAAGCTGTTCGGTAGGCTCTTTTTTGTCTAAAACATGATAGAATTGTTGGTCAAGTTCGTTGACTAAGTCACTGGATTGACCAAAAGCTGTAGACATCTCATTAATTGACTTAACAAATCCTTTACCTTTTGAAGCATTTCCCGTTAAAGTTGTCCAAGTGGCGTTCATAACTTGCTGTTCTTTATTGAATTCGTTACCCGCTTTAATTATCCCGCCGAAGCCTAATTTAATAGTATTAAAAGCCTGACTAACTGCTCCGTGAATCGCTTCTCCCCAAAAAACACCAGAGAAAACTTGCTTAAAAACTGAGTGAGTTTCTTTCCCTTCTTTTTTTAATCCACTAAACGATCTACTTAACCGTTGAATAGGAGACGGGTTTAACTCTTTGATTGATTTATCAAACTTAGAAACAGAAGATTTAGACTCTGCCATAGAAGTTTTAAGTTTTTCTACAGCTATCCTTTGTTTGTTAATAGCACTTGCGCTACCATTATTCTTTTCTAAATTTTTGAGTAAGAATTCTTCTTTTTTTAGGGCTTTACTAGTTTCTTCAATAGACTTACGAGCGTTGTCTCGTTTCTCTTTAAGAGCCTGTTCGTGCTTACCTTCGGCTTCTAAACGATCTGATACAGCTTTTGATAACGAGTTGCGTTGACGCATAGATGAATTAAGGCTGGTTATGCCACTTTCTTCACGTTTCAAAGCTTCATAAGCGCGTTGCTGTTGTGCTTCCATGGACTTTAAGGCAGTGGTAGCTTTATCTAAGTCAGTACCGTATTTTACAGCCTGTTTAGCGCCATCTTGAGTGGTCTGATCTAAGTCTTTCATCTTCTCTTGGAGAACTTCTATACGCTTTCGTTCAGCTTCTATAGATTTTCCAAGGCCTTCGTACTTGGCTTCACTAGCTTTCAGATAATCACCACTAGATTTTAGTTGTGCTTCTTGAGCCTTCCAAGCCGATGTAGAGCCTCTAACAGCTTTGGTCAAAGAGTTAATACTGCTAGAAGCCTTAAGAGTTTCTAAGGCAACGGAAGTGCTCATAATTGAATCAACTTTACTTGCCATATATTTTTATCCTCCTTTCTTTAAGAATTTTGTTTATAGATCTCCATTGAATCCACCATTTGTTCCTCTGGTGCTTTAGCATTTATTACTTCTAAAAACTCAAAATAATCTTGTCCGTCTATATCTTTTGGCAATAGATGATACTCCATCAGCATTTTTTTATAAAAGTAATTCATATTATCAATGGAACGTTCTTTTTTAAAAATCTCTATTCGGATTTGTCGGAGTCGTTCTCTTCTACTAAAGGGTCTTCTAAATCTTTTTGTTCTGCCTTCATACCTTCACGGAGTTTTTGAATATCTTTGTCAGTAGCACCTTGGAAACGCGCAGTAGCTTCACCAATTGCAAACGATAATTCCTCTGGGTCTAGCTCTTCTTCTGCCTTTTCAATCTGTTTATCGCTTAGCTTTAAGAAGTTTTTGAAGAAATGTTCAATTTCACTCAATAATTGTGCCTCATGTTCAAGTTGTTCAATTTCAGTCATATCGTCCGAGTGATCATCTTGCAATTTGAGCAAAGTCAATTGAATTGAGTTAATCAATTTTGTGTTTGCCACACTTTGAGCAGCTTTGACAGCCTTCTTCATGCCTAATTCTTTAATTTTGATGTTTACAATTTTCATAGCTTTGTTTTCTCCTTAAATTAAAAGCCCGCCCCTTACGGTATTGTTTACTTTCTCAGGCGAGCTATAGTTATTTATTCAGCTTTTAATAGCGCCCCGTTTACTTCAGGGGT